CTCTCTTTATCGCGCTTTTCCAAGGCACGGATGCCTTGGTGTTGCTGCCTTTTCCACCACAGATTGGGCAGCGGTTGCGCCAGGGGTGAGCAATGGATTGCTCGCCCCGGCACGGTGCCGGTGTCGATCCTGAAGATCTAGCCGGCGTTTGGGCCCTTTCAAGCCACGCGGCAAATGTACCACCACTGCATGTCGCGCGGCACTGGCAATTTATAAGGATTAATGCCATGAGCCGAATTGCTCTGAGTTCTGTTGAGCGGGCGCAGCGGGAAGTTCTGCCGCTCGATCTCGCGCTTTACCATGCTGCCCGGGACTACCCCGGCGGCGCCGCTGCCATTGCCGCCACCACCGGCAGAAACACCACCACGCTGCAGCACAAGCTTTCCCCAACCCATCCCAGCCACACGGTGAACATTCAGGAGTTCGGCGAGATCCTGGAGCTCACCAAGGATCGACGCATTCTTGATGCTGTTCACGCTTTGGTCGGTGATACGACCTGGCAGGAGTTGGCCGAGGCGTACACCAACGACATGCCCGAGACGCTGACCACTGGCATTGCCGAGTATTTTCGGCAGGTGGCCGACTTGGCCGATACATGGGCCAAGAGTATTGGCGATGGGGTGGTGTCCGATGCGGAGTTGGGCGCGATTCGTCTTCAGGTGTTTCGCGGAATTCGGGGATTGTTGGGGATGTTCAACCGCGCCACGTATGTCAACCAGACGACGCGGGGTGCTGACCTTGGCTGACATTGCGGATTTCGCTAATGACCTGGTGCAGGAGCGTCTCGATCAGGCGCTGGCTGCGCGTAACGCCGCCAAGTCCTCGGTGGTGATTCATTCGGTTTTGTTTTGCGAAGAGTGCGACGACCCCATTCCGGAGGGCCGCCGAATTGCCTCACCCGGTTGCACGCAGTGCGTGCAGTGTCAGTCGATTGATGAATTGCGGGTGGCTCGTCATGCTCAATGAAGTGTTGGGGCAATTCGCCAATTACGGTCTTGAACCGGAACAACCATTGATTTTCGGCAAGCTGACTCGCTGCAAGACTGCGCAGGACAAGGGCAAGGAGAAGAACGGTTGGTATGTGGTCCACGAGCATCGCACTGAGAAGGGCGAGACGCTGATCTTCGGCAGCTTTGGTGATTGGCGCTCGGGTGAGACGCAGAAAATCAAGGTGAAGGCCGGGCGGATGTCGCCGGAAGAACGTGAGGTGATGCGTGTTCGGCAGGAACAGGCCAAGCGCCGTGCTGCCGAGATTGCCGCCAACGCGGCCCGTCGTGCGGCGAATCGGGCAGCGGGGCTGTTCAAGCGGATGCCCGAGAAGGGGCGCAGCGACTATCTGAATCGAAAGCAGATCGTTGGTTTTGGCGTTCGATATGCACCGCGCTCCGGCGCGTTTTTGGTGCCTATGTGCAACGTGCGGGACCAGGTTGTCGGGTTGCAGGTGATCTATCCGGCAAAGCAGGAAGACACAGGCCGAGACAAGTCTTACTGGCCTTACGGCATGTCAAAAGAGGGGGCCTTTCATTTGATCGGCCCGCACCCGGAGCCTGGTGAGCCGGTGCTGGTGTGTGAGGGTTATGCCACGGGCGCCAGCCTGCACATGGCGACGTCGCTGACGGTAGCTATCGCTTTTGATGCGGGTAATTTGCTAGTGGTTTGCAAGGCCATGCGCGAGCGCTTTCCGGGGGGGGCGCTGATTGTTTGCCGGGATGACGACTGGAAGACCACGCGGCCGAATGGCGAGCCCTGGAACCCCGGTGAAGAGAAGGCGAGCAACGCCGCGTTGATTGTCGGTGGCCAAGTGGTCGCGCCGATCTTCTCCGGTGAGCGGGAGGACAAGTGGACCGACTTCAACGACCTGCATGTTGCCGAAGGTTTGGATGCGGTGCGCCGCCAGGTGTTGGCGGTGGTCAAACCACCGGCTGCGGGTGGTTGGAAGGACATGCTGGCCCGTAGTGAAAGCGGTGCCCTGATTGCGCATATGCAGAATGTCGAGCTGATCCTTGGTAACGATGAGCGTTGGGCTGGGGTGATCGGCTATAGCGTGTTCAGTTCCAAGATTATCAAACTGCGTGCGGCACCTTATGGTGGCGGTGCTGGTGACTGGGCTGACATCGATGATATGCGGGTGATGAAGTGGCTTGCACAACAGTACAACCTGCGGGTGAAGGCATCCCATGTGATCGAGGCGGTCAGTGTGGTCGCGCATGACCACGCCTTTCATCCTGTGCGTGAGTATCTGGAAAAGCTGGTTTGGGATCGCGTGCCTCGGTTGGATAGCTGGTTGACTGACGTGCTCGGGGTTGAGGCCAGTGAGTACTCGGCCAAGGTGGGTAAGCGCTGGCCGATCTCGGCGGTGGCTCGGGTGATGCGCCCCGGCTGCAAGGCTGACTCGGTGATGATCCTTGAGGGTGGGCAGGGTGAGGGTAAGTCTACGGCGATGGGGATTCTCGGCGGTGAATGGTTTATGGACACGCCGTTTGCCCTGGGCGACAAGGACAGTTTTCAGGCCATTCGCGGTAAGTGGATTGTCGAGTTGGGGGAGCTGGACAGCTTCAACAAGGCCGAGAGCACGAAGGCCAAGCAGTTCTTTTCGGCCTCCACCGATACTTACCGCGAAAGCTACGGCCGCAGAACGAATGACGTGCCACGCCAGTGTGTGTTCGTGGGTACTACCAATCAGGAGGAGTACTTGAAGGACGCCACGGGCAACCGGCGCTATTGGCCGGTGTTCTGCAACAAGGTCGACCTCGATACTCTGCGTCAGATCCGCGATCAGCTATGGGCCGAGGCGGTGTTTTGCTATGAGGCCGGTGATATCTGGTGGGTGACCAAGGACGAGTCGTGGATGTTTGCTGAAGCGCAGGATGAGCGCTTTGTGGTGGACGAGTGGGAAGGGCCGATACTGCATTGGTTGGAGGAATCGCAGATTGGCGAAACCACGACGGGCAATGACATTCTCAGCCAGGCGCTCAAATTGGATTTCGGCCATTGGGGTAAGCCCGAGCAGATGCGTGTTGGGGCGATCATGCATCGGCTTGGTTGGCGTAAGAAACGGGTGACGGCGTTGCCCAAAAGCGGTGTGCGGCAGTGGGCTTATCAGAAGCCGGCTACTTGGGGGCGTTGTACTGCCTTGCAGCAGGCACCGATTGAGGAGCCTTGCTTTGATTAAGCGAATTGATGAGATGCTCAAGTTATGGGCGCAGGATCTGCATTCGCCGATGGTCGAAGCCTGTGGCGGAGCGAGTGGGGGGAACATGATTGCCATGTTGATGGAGTGTAAGGGGGAGCTGATACGCGGGACTCGGGGCAGTCGGGTGTTGTTGGATGAGTCGGCGGATATTGAGTTGATCGTCAATAAGCACCTGGCGCCGCAGCTGTCGGTGGTCGTGCGGGAGCATTACTGTAATCACGAGAGCTTTCTGTCGCAGAAGTACGCGCACTGTGGCTGCAGCCGTGACACCTATTATCAGCGCCTGCATGAGGCGCATGTGCACATTGCCGGCCTGTTGATGGGGAAGGCTGCATGATCCGTGGCATAAATCCGTGTACCGCTGTCCTACTGTCCGGCCTTGTCCTACCGTCATTTATGGCAGTAGGGCAGGTGCAGGCCGCGTCGTTGCTGGGGTGTCCTACTGTCCAACCTTCACTCGTGTCACGCACACATGAGCGTAGCGGGCACGTATTCGCGCCTGTGGCACGCACGCGTGTTTTTAGCTTTTTCTCTATACACGAGAGAAAGTTAAAAAAGGTAGGACAGTAGGGCAGAGGCACGTGTTTAGGGGGCTGCGACTGTCCTACTTCGATTCTGAATGGTGAGACAGGTATGACAGCGCCAGAGGCGCTGGAAGCCGAAATAAAGATATTCACCGACATTGCCTAGACGTAGCCCAGACATTCGCCGGGTGGCATTAAAGTGGGGTTGCTGCCACCGGAATCCACCTGTAAAAAGTAGTCATCTTCGATAGGTGCGACCAAAAAATCAGGGACGCACTTTCGGTGAAAGGCGATCTCCCTTTATCCAAATCGAAATGATCACGACGGTCACCACGAGGTACAGGAAAAAATTGAGCATGTAGAAGAACAGGCCAATTATTTCCAGCCTTTGGATTGGCGTATCTGAGTAGGCAAATTTGTAAAACTCATACGCATTGCTAACAAGCATGCCGCATGCACCCAGCAGGCCTAGGGCCCGATACAAATAGCTCCCCATGATTCTCAGGCGACGTAAAGCTTGCCCAGCAACATCCGTTGGAGCAAAAAGCCAGGCGACAAATACCCCTCCAATCAGGGTCGTGAGAAAGTTTGCGATAAACCCCGATGCATCCATGTAACACCTTGTCTGTACTTGAAGTTGAACACACGACGATATCAAGAAACCCGGCCATGGAGCCGGGTTTTTGCATTTGGAGAACGCAATGACAAACGAGCAGCAAGCGCTGGCAGAAATGCCGATCTGGATGGTTATCGTCTTGGCCCTGGTCGGCGGTGTATCCGGTGAAATGTGGCGGGCAGACAAGGACGGCGCAAGCGGCTGGGCATTGTTGCGGCGGCTCGCGCTTCGATCTGGTGCCTGCGTTATCTGCGGCGTGTCGGCGATGATGCTGATGGTGGGAGCGGGGATGTCGATATGGACGGCAGGCAGTCTGGGTTGCCTTACGGCAATGGCTGGCGCCGATGTCGCAGTCGGTTTGTATGAACGCTGGGCAGCCAAGCGGCTAGGCGTGCGTGACTCGGCATCGACCGACAATCCGTAGGCCATCCTCTGGGCGGGCGCCTGTTTTTCCGGGGCCTCCCCGAGGCCCTCCCCCTACACAGCTCATCGAACTTGCGGATTCTCTCTAGCTGAAAACTGCATAGGTTGTCCGTCTTTCCATTTGGAGTTGTTAACGAGGCGCGCCTTAACACTGATATCGATCACGAATGTACCGGTTGTAGTAAGTGCCTTTGGACGGGGCGGCCATCAAGCCCTGATGTATGGTCGGGGGTACATTGCAGAAATCGTAGGAGTGACCCTGCTGAAAGCTGATCCTCATTCGTCTCGTTCCGGCATCGTAGCCAACAGCATTCATTGCTTCAGAACGTACAGCGACCATCTCCATAACGGTAATCCCTTTATCTGACTGGTCATCAAATAATAGTTGAGCCGAACATAAACGCAGCTCCGCTTCTAAAAACGAGCGGGGACCCTGGGGTAATCCGGTGGGTACGGGGTCGCAAACCCGCGGGAAACTGTTAGCCGCAGGCCTGCCAGCTTACTGAAATTTCAATCATTGAAATCTTGAAAGGATTCATTGAAAAGCGTTGAAAAAGGAGGACTCATGACAGAACCAACCTACCTGTCAAAGAGCGCCTTCGCGGCCCGACTCGGCAGGTCACCGAGTTACATCACCTGGCTGAAAGACAACAACCGGTTGGTGCTTTCACCCAACGGCAAACAGGTTGATGTGCATGCCACCGAAGCGCTGATTCGCGACACCGCAGACCCGAGCAAGGCCGCCGTCGCCGACCGCCATCAACAGGACCGGATTCAGCGCGACGTTTACAGCCAACTATCCATCTCGGTCGAGCCGACTCCCACGGCTGCGCCACAGCAGCTCATTATGGGCGACGGTAAACAACCTGACTTCCAGAAAGCCCGTGCTCTGCGCGAGCACAACATGGCCATGCTTGCCGAGATCGAGCGGCTTAAGGCTCAGGGGGCATTGGTCTCCAAGAAAGCGGTCGAGACTGGAGCTTACGACGCCGGCCGTCTGCTGCGCGATCAGTTGTTCGGGCCGCTGCCTCAGTTGTCCCACGACCTTGCCACCATGACTGATCCTTGGCTGATCGAAAAACATCTGGCGGCCACGTTTCGCAAAACGCTGGAAGAGGCCGAGCGCCTCTCTTCAGCAGATCTTGAACATGCCCTGACACCGGATTGAACCCATGCACACGGAATTTTCTGACGGTGCAAAGGTGTACCGTGAGAACTATTTCCGTGGACTGCGTCCGGATCCAGACCTCTGGATTGATGAGTGGGCCGATGAGTACATGCGGATCCCGCGAGACACCGGCGCCCCTGAGCCAGGCCAGTACCGGACCTCACGGACACCCTATGCCCGTGAGCCTATGCGCTGCCTGTCGCCGGCTCACCCCTGCAGGCGCGTGGTCACCATGGTGGCCTCGCAATTAATGAAAACCCAGATCGCCCTCAATTGGATGGGGGGCCTGATCCATATGGCACCGTCGAACATACTGGCGCTGTTGCCGAGCCTCGGATTGTCCAAGCGGGTCTCCGGTAGGATCAGCAAAACGATCAAGGCTACGCCCGTTCTGCGTGAACGTGTCGCGGCAACCCGTTCGCGGGACGCGCGCAACACGATGGACACCAAAGAGTTCGAAGGCGGTTCACTGTACGTCACCACCGCCGGCTCGGCGGCCAACCTGTCGGAGCTGTCGGCGCGCTACATTTACGGCGATGAGGTGGATCGTTGGGAGAACGATGTCGGTCAGGAGGGCGATCCTATCGCCCTAGCGGAAACGCGAGCGACCAACTTTGGCCGCAATGCTAAGATTTATTTCTCGAGCTCGCCGACGATCAAGGGCGCTTCGCGGATCGCCGATCTATTCGAGTCCAGCGACCAGCGACACTACTACGTGCCGTGCCCCACCTGCGGTCATATGCAGGTGCTGGAATGGGAACGGCTGCACTACAGCAAAGATTTCAGCAACGTGCATTACGAGTGTGCCGCGTCTGAATGCGACGTGCTGATCGAGGAACACCACAAGGGCGAAATGCTTGCCCGTGGTGAGTGGCGTGCCCACGGTAAAGGCGACGGCAAGACGGTCGGCTTTCATCTCAATGCCTTGTATTCGCCGACGGGTTGGATGACCTGGGGCACGCTCGCGGAGGAATTTGAGGAGGCGAAAAAGGCTCAGTCCAAGGGCGACATGGGTCTGATGCAGGTGTTCTACAACACCCGTCTGGCCAAGGTCTGGGACAGTGCGCAGGAGCAGACCAAGGCCGAAGTGCTGATCGCTCGGGCGCGACTCGAAACCTACACCCTCGGTGCGATGCCGGCCGGCGTGCTGATGCTGACCGGTGCAGTAGACGTCCAGGCCAACCGCCTGGAGCTGATGGTGATGGGTTTCGGCGTCGGCATGGAGCGCTGGGTTGTTGATCACCAGATCATCTGGGGTGACCCGGCCGACGAGCGTACCTGGGCGGTACTGGATGAAAAGCTTAAGGCGCGGTATCGGCATCCGTGCGGCGTCGGCTTGGCAATCCTCGCCACCGGCGTTGACTCCGGCGGTCACCACACCGACGAGGTTTATCAGTTCTGCCGCGTCCGTCGCTGGCGCAATGTCTTCGCCATCAAGGGGGCGAGCAAGCCGGGTCGACCGGTAATCGCTCAGCGTCCTTCCATGGTCGATGTAACGTGGAAAGGCCAAACCGAACGCAACGGCGCCGAGCTGTGGTTCGTCGGTACCGACACCGCCAAGGACTGGATCTACAACCGTTACCCATTCCCGGACGGACCGGGATCGCTGCACTTTGCCAGCGACTTGCCGGACGAATTCTTCGCCCAATGTGTTGCTGAACGCAAGGTCGCTCGCTACGTCCGGGGTCACAAACGCATCGAGTGGGTAAAAGGCAAGGCCGAGCGCAACGAAGCGCTCGACCTGATGGTGTACTGCTTGGCCATGGCGCATTACCTCGGCATCAATCGCTACCAGGAACACGACTGGGAGCGGGTGCGGCAAGCATTGGCTCAGTCCGGTCTGTTTGATGATGTCTTGGGAGTCAAGCCTGTTCAGGGCGGGCGTGTCGATGAAGATGAAACACCCGCGCCTGCGGCCGTGAGACAAGCTCAGCCTGCACCACCACCCGCTGCTCCCGTCGTGCTATCGCGACCCGCAGCAACGCCACCTCAACGCCGCAGCTCTGCCAGCGGTTACCTGAAGAGACGCTGATATGTCATTTACCCAGAAGCACCTCGACGCGGTTGAGGCGGCCATCGCACGTGGTGAAAAAGTCGTGCGCTACACCGACCGTACCGTGGAGTACCGCACCGTCGACGAACTGCTCAAGGCTCGCGAAGAAATCCGCACCTCGCTGATCAGCGCAGCTGGACCACGTTCTCGGGTGGTTCGGCTGTACCACGGAGGCAAGGGAATCTAATGGCCCGCCACTATCCGACGCTCACCCGTAACGGATTCGTGTTGCCGTCGAACATCAAGGCCAGTTACGAAGGCGCCGGGGAGGGGCGTCGCTCCACTGGCTGGGATGCGCCGGACAACGGGATCAACAGCATCAACACCCCGGCGTTGCGTAATCTGCGCTCACGCTCGCGGGCAGCGGTCCGTAATGACCCGTATGCCTACAACGTGATCGATAAGCGCGTCAGTAATTTGATCGGTACCGGCATCACGCCGCGACCGAAAACAGATGATGAAGCCCTGCGCCAATTGCTGCAGGAGCTCTGGGACGACTGGGTCGATGAATCGGACGCTGATGAGCGCACCGACTTCTATGGCCAGCAGGCGCTTGTGGCCAGGACGGTGGAAACCTCGGGCGAATGCTTCGTGCGACTACGACCGCGCGGTCTGGATGAAGGGCTCGCGGTACCGTTGCAGCTGCAGATCCTGGCGCCGGAATTTGTGCCGCACGACAAGTTCGAGACCACCAAAACCGGCAACCTGATTCGTGCCGGTATCGAATTCACCCCAGGCGGCAAACGCGTGGCGTACTGGATGTACCTGTCGCATCCCCGAGATGCCTCATCGCTGAACGCTGGCTACAACCAGTTGGTACGGGTGCCCGCCGCACAGGTGTTGCATATCTTCGAGCCAGTCGAGCCCGGACAACTGCGTGGCGTTCCGCGCTTGTCGCCGGTGCTTAAACGCCTGCGCAGTCTCGACAACTACGACGACGCGGTGTTGTTCCGCCAGGAAGTGGCCAACCTGTTTGCCGGGTTTATCAGCCGGCCAGCTCCGGACTCCGGCCCCGTGCCGAGAGACCCGGTCACCGGTCAGCCCCTGAGCCTGGATCGCGACGGCTTCACGCCGATGGTCGCGCTGGAGCCCGGCACCATGCAGGAACTGGGGCCGGGTGAAGAGGTTGAATTCTCCAAGCCGCCGGACGCGGGCAATAACTATCCCGACTTCATGCGGCAGCAACTGATGGCGGCCGCAGCGGGTACGGGTACACCGTACGAGATCCTCACCGGCGACATGCGCGAGGTCAACGATCGAGCACTGCGGGTCGTGCTCAACGAGTTTCGCCGTCGCCTGGAACAACTGCAATTCAGCGTGTACGTGCACCAACTCTGCCGCCCAGTGCGGGCGGCCTGGATGGACATGGCTGTGTTGTCAGGTGTGCTGGTGCTGGACGACTACGCCCAGCGGCGCCGTCACTACCTGCGTACCCGTTGGGTTCCGCAAGGCTGGGCCTACATCCAGCCGGTACAGGACGTCCAGGCGCGGCGCATGGAAGTGCAGGCCGGCTTCGCCTCGCGTAGCGAGATGGTCCTGCGCACCGGCTATGACGCCGAAACGGTCGATGCGGAAAACGCCGCCGACTTGGCCCGGGCCACAGCCCTTGGTCTGAATTACACCACCCTCGACGCGTTCGTCCCCCTCGACGACAAGGAGCAACCATGAGCAAGAAAACGCGACCACGCGTTTATAACCGGGCGGGTAAGCGCGTGCCGGTGCAGGACGATACCTGGTACACGGTGCAAGCCAGCGGTGACGCAGCTGAGCGAGTGATCGAGGTCTTCGTCTATGGCGAGATTGGCGGTTGGGGTATCACTGCCAATCAGTTCGTGCAGGATCTGCGCGCGCTGGACGACGGCGTTTCGCCCGTGATCGCCGCCTTCAACAGCATCGGCGGTGACCTGTTCGACGGGTTGGCCATGCACAACGCATTGTCGCGGTTGGGTGAGCGCTGTACCGGTCGAGTTGATGCGCTGGCGGCGAGCGCGGCCAGCGTGGCGGTGTGCGGCGCGCACCGGGTGGTGATCGCCTCCAATGCCATGCTGATGATTCACAATCCTTGGACCTACGCGGCGGGGGATGCCGAAGACTTCCGCAAGGTGGCCGACGTCCTCGATCAGACGATGGAAGCGATCATTGCGGCCTACAAGGCCAAGGCGCCGGACATCGATGAGGAGGAGTTGCGACGTCTGGTTGCCGCTGAAACCTGGTTGACCGCCAGTGAAGCGGTGGCCTTGGGATTGGCTGATGAAATCGGTGACGGTGTCACGGTGAAGGCTTGTCTCGGTCATGGTGCCGTGTTGCAGCGTTACCAGCACGCACCGGCCGAATTGCTGGCTCAGCTCGACGAACCGCCAGAACCTGATCCGGATCTGCCGGCCAATGATCCGCCCCCTACACCACCTGTGATCGATTCGGCCAAGCTGGCCCTGATGATCACTCAGCGCTGTGCCGAGGCCGGTATCAGCAACCTGATTGAACCGCTGCTCAGCTCGACGAAGCTGGAAAGCGAAGCGATCGTTCAAGCCGGTCTGACCCGAGCCAAGGCCGTGAATGACCTTTGTGTTGCTGCACGGTTGCCGGAGTTCAGTGCTGAGTATGTATCCGCTGGGTTGGACGTTGCCGCGGTGCGGGCGCGGCTGTTCGACAAGATCGTCACCAGCGGCAAAGGTTTCGAAATCGATAACAGCTTGCCGCTGAACGATGACCCCGCACCACAGGTGCAGGCCAAACAACCTGATCCAACTTCGATCTGGGCTGCTCGACAAGCCGCTCAATCTGGAACTGCGCATGGCGCGAAAGGAGCAAGAGCATGACCATCAAAAAAGAACCGATCCACGCCGGTGAGTTTCTGCTGTCCGAAGGGGCGGGGAACATCTCGCGTGAAGCGATCAACGTCGCCGCCGGTCCTGCGTTGGACCCGGGCCAGATCCTCGGCCTGGTAACGGCCACGGGTGAGTTCGCACCGTACGCTCCTGCCGCCGAAGACGGCAGCGAGACCGCTGTCGCCATTCTCTTCGGTCCGCTGGGTGAGTCGGATGTAGTACGTCGAGGGCGTGCGGTTGTGCGCTTGGCGGAAGTCAGCGAAGCGCATCTGACCGGGTTGGATCTGGACGCTGAAAAAACGCTGGCCACTCGTTTTCTGATCGTTCGCTAAGTCGATCACCCAAGTTCATGCACCCCGCTTATGCGGGGTTTTTCATTTCTGGAGATAACCCATGGCCGAGATCGCCATTTTTGACGACGAAGCATTTACCGTTACCGCACTCACCGCTGCACTCAATGATCAACCCTACCTGCCGGGTCGCATCAGTGCCTTGGGCCTGTTCCGCGAGGAAGGCATCACCACCCTGACCGTACAGATCGAAAAGGACGGCGACACCCTGGCACTCGTGCCTGCTGGTGAACGGGGTGGTTCTGGTCTGGTCGTCGCGGCCAGCAAGCGCAACCTGATCCCGTTCAACACTGTTCACCTGCCAGAGCGCTTCACCATCAAGGCCGACGAGATCCAGGGCATTCGTGCCTTCGGTACTCGAACCGAGCTGCAGGCGGTGCAGGACGTCGTCAATGCCCGCTTGGCCAAAGCGCGCCGTCAGTTGGATGCGACGCATGAATTCCAACGCATGGGCGCGCTCAACGGATTGATCCTCGATGCCGATGGTTCGACCGTGCTGTTGGACCTTTACGATCGCTTCGGTGTGCAGCGTCAAAAGTTGCCCATGGGCTTGGCGGATCCGAGCACCGAACTGCGGGTTAAATGCGGCGAAGCATTGGACATGCAAGAAGATGCGCTCGGCAGTGTGACCAGCACCAGTTCCCGTGCCTTCTGCGGCAAAAATTTCTGGAACAAGCTCATCGTTCATAAGTCGGTCAAGGAAACCTACCTGAACAGCCAACACGCGGCGGCGTTG